CGTAGATTGTTTATCACAATCCAGCGTTCAATTGGAACATTTGCTGAAGACGTATTGTTCGAACAGAACGATACCGCAACCCGTTCATTGTTCCTAAATACTGTAGAGCCATATCTAAGAAGTGTGCAAGCACAGCGTGGTATGACTGACTTCCGTGTAATCTGCGATGAAACAAACAATCCAGATGATGTAGTAAATGCGAATGAATTTATCGCGGACATTTATGTTCGCCCAATTGCATCTATCAACTTCATTCAGTTGAACTTTGTTTCTGTACGTGGAGCGGCGGCGTTCGCAGAATTGGGTTAAACTCGGATAAATAGATAAAAGAATCTAAGGAGATAAAATGGCCGTTAATACACTATCACAAATTAAGACTGCGATTGGAGTTGGTGCGCGCCCTAATCTCTTCCGAGTTTCATTCTCAGGTGGGTTTGCTCAAGGTTTTGATTCAGCAACATATTCAATTCTTTGCAAAGCAGCCCAAATCCCTGGTTCGACTCACGGAACGATTGAGGTGCCAACCGGCGGTGGACGTAGATACAAAATTGCAGGTGACAGAACTTTTGCAGAGTGGACCACAACAGTTATCAATGACTCAAATATGAATGCGCGAAACGCAATTGAAGCATATCAAAAGTCTTTCGTGAACGCAGATTTTGAAACATTTCAAGCAGTTAGTGCTGGTGGTAGAACCACAGACAGTCAATTGACTGTTGTTACAGTACAACATTTAGACCAGTCTGGTGCACCAGTTAGAACTTACACATTGAACAACTGTTTCGTAAGCGATATTTCTGCAATCGACCTATCATATGACAGTACAGATGCAATCTCTGAGTTTACTGTTACATGGGTCTACGATTACTTTACCGTTTAACGCATAACGAAATAGGAGATTAATAAATGTCAGTTTTTTCAATTACCGCTTTCAGAAGTGCGTTAGCAGGTGGTGCAAGACCTAACCTGTTCAAGTTTCAATTCGGTGCTTTGCCATCGGGTGTAAGTTTGACAGGTGCAGATGTTCTTGTAAAAGCAGGTGCAATTCCTGGTTACACCTTGGGTGTTATTGAAGTTCCGTTCAGAAGCCGTAGAATTAAAGTTCCAGGCGACAGAACATTTGCGGAATGGACAGTAACAGTAATCAATAATGAATCACAGTCAATTCGCAAGGGCTTTGAAGATTGGATGTCCTACATTGCGGACAACAATTTTGCAAACGCAAATTTGAGAAGAGCAGGTGCAGGTGTTGATTATACCACACAGATTACTGTAGATCAGTTAAAAGATGATAACAGCGTATCTAAGTCAACCAAATTGTTCCACGCCTTCCCAACTGATGTAAGCACTATCGATTTGTCTTACGACACAACAGACGCGGTGGAAGAGTTTACCGTAACCTTCCAATACGTCTATTCTGCTTAATTGACGAAACCTTTTCGCGACTATAAATAGTTGCGTAATAGTTTTAATGGGGGGCTATTACGCCCCCTTTTTCTTATGGAAAGAGAATAAATATGGCAATCAAACTGTTCGGTTTTAAAATCGGTAAGGATGAACCTGCAAGTGAACAGGTAAGATCATTCGTACCACCAAATGATGATGATAATGCAGTCAACATTGTTGGTGGCGGAGTATATGGAACTTATGTTGATCTTGAAGGTACAGTCAAGAACGACTCAGAACTAATTCGCAAGTATCGTGAAATGTCGCTTCAAGCAGAGTGCGACACAGCGATTGATGATATTGTAAACGAAGCAATCGTCTATCAACCTGATGAGTATCCAGTACAAATTGTATTGGACAAATTAGAGCAACCAGAATCAATCAAAAAGAAAATTCGCGATGAGTTTAAGCACATTCTTAAACTTCTTGATTTTGGTAATCAAGGATATGATATATTTCGTAGATGGTACGTTGATGGACGTTTATACTATCACCTAATCATTGATGAAAAACAACCTCGCGCTGGATTGAAAGAGGTTCGTTACATTGACCCTCGCAAAATTCGCAAAGTGCGCGAGACACAAAAAACAAGAGCAGTAGCAGGTCAAACAGAATTATATGTTAAGCCGGTTGAATACTTTGTGTTTTCAGAAAAAGGGTTTGCTAAAGATGCAAATCAAGGCTTAAAAATTGCACCAGACTCTATCTGTTATGTTCATTCGGGCATTTCAGATAAAGATGGTAAAGTAATTATTTCACATTTAAACAAAGCAATTCGCCCACTTAATCAGTTGCGTATGCTTGAAGATGCAACAGTTATCTATCGTATCTCTCGCGCACCTGAACGTAGAATTTTTTACATTGACGTTGGTAACTTACCAAAGATCAAAGCAGAACAATATCTCCGTGATATTATGCAGAAGTACAAGAACAAACTTGTATACGATGCAACCACTGGAGAGATTCGTGATGACAGACGTTTTCAAACAATGCTTGAAGACTTTTGGTTGCCTCGCCGCGAAGGTGGTAGAGGTACAGAAATTACTACGCTTCAAGGCGGTCAGAATTTGGGTGAGATTGAAGACGTTTTATATTTCCAAAAGAAACTCTACAAATCACTTGGCGTTCCAATTTCGCGTTTAGAATCTGATAACGGATTCTCTCTCGGTCGTACATCTGAGATTACACGCGATGAATTAAAATTCTCAAAATTTATTGCAAGACTACGCAATAGATTTACACATCTATTTGACCGTATGCTTGAGACTCAATTAGTTCTCAAGGGCATTTGTACTAAGGCAGAGTGGGATCAAATTAAAGAAGAAATTTATTTTGACTTTATTACCGATGCACATTTCGCTGAATTAAAAGATGCTGAAATTCTCAAAGAACGTCTAACACTTCTTTCAGATATTGATCAACACGTTGGTAAATACTTCTCCGTTGCTTATGTTCGTACTAAAATTCTACAACAGACTGAAGACGATATTAAACAGATGGATAAAGAAATGGCAGAAGAAGAAGCAACAATGCCAGATGAAGAACCAGCACCCCCTCCAATGCCTGTAATGCCTCCTGCACCACCTGCACCACCACCGCAACAAGTTGTAGTGAAGGTAAAGAAAGAGGAGGTAGAGCCTCATATTATTGATGATACGGATCAAAAAGAATTAGCCAAATCAATGACTAAGTTTTTTGATACACTAGTTGAACAAGAGGCAAGAGGTGACAAAGAAAACGAATGATAACATAATCAACGATGCCCTTTCAGTCGCTACCTCAATAGCGTACACTAAGAAAGAGATTGCAAAACTAAAAGAAGAATTGCAATCACAAGTCGTTGAACAAGGTCCTACTGGTCCAGTAGGACCACGCGGTACTATTGGCGCGAAAGGCGAGCCTGGCGCACAAGGTCCAAAAGGCGACAAAGGCGATGTAGGTCCTCGCGGTCCAGTTGGTGACACAGGACCACAAGGTCCAAAAGGCGATACCGGTGACGTAGGCGAAGTAGGACCACAAGGTCCTCAAGGCGAACAAGGTTCAGTTGGACCACAAGGCGCACAAGGCGAACGCGGTCTGCAAGGAGAGCAAGGACCAAAAGGCGACAAAGGCGATAAGGGAGACAAAGGTGAGTCTGGTAAAAACGGAGTGGACGGCAGAGATGGATCGCAAGGCGCGATGGGTCCCGCTGGCGCAACAGGCCCTCAGGGAATTCAAGGAGAACGAGGACCTAAAGGCGAGCCAGGAAAAGTTGGACCACAAGGCATTCAAGGTGGACGAGGTCCTCAAGGCGAATCCGGACCACAGGGTGTTCAAGGACTGCCTGGTAAGGATGGTAGAGACGGAGACACAAAGCCAATTGAACAACAGTTCACAAAGTTCACAAAAACTCTCAACGACAACTTTGCAGAATACAGAACAAAGTTAAACGCACTCATTAGTAAATCATTAGCCAGCGATGCATGGAAAGCAACTGGTTCTGGTGAAGTAAATCTACGCTATCTTGATGACGTAGATCGTAACAGCATTCAAGATGGTTATGTATTATCATACAATTCAACCACAAAGAAATTCACATTCGTAGAACAAACAGGTGGCACTGGCGGTAGTGCAAATCTAATTGGTTATGCAGTTAATACTACAACTGATCTAATTTGGTCTACTGCAAATTCAGCATGGGCAACCGCAAATTCCGCGCTCAATCAACAAAGTGGTGATCTTGATCAATTTGCAAGAGATAGAGCAAATGGCGCATATGATCAAGCCAATTCATCATTCAATCAAGCCAATCTTTCTTATACAGTTGCCAACAACTCTTGGTCAACTGCAAACGCATCTTACATTCAAGCAAACTCTGCATTCAGCAAGGCTAACAATGCACTTGATGTTGGACAAGCCGCTTGGAATTATGCTAACACATTGACTGGCGGTAATGTTGGTACGTTACAGCAAGTAACTACTTTAGGTAATACCACAAATGTTGGTATGACAACATCTTCACTCACATTCAATACTGCATCGGGCGTTACAGTAACAACTGGACAAATGGCATGGAATGCCGCCGACTTAACTGTTGATGTTGGCATGGCGAATGGAGTTACACTTCAGTTAGGACAAGAACAATACATTAAAGTTAAAGCAAGCGAAGCAATCTCTGATGGTGAAGCAGTTATGTTTGCTGGTGTTTCGGGTGAACATATTCTTGCCGCACGTAACAACATGTCATCGCCTGGTTACATTGCAGAGTATTTTATCGGTGTTGCTACTCAGAATTTTGCACTTAATGAATTTGGATATGTAACAGTATTTGGTAAAATCAATGGACTAAACACATTAGCATATACTGCTGGTGACCTTCTTTATGCTGATCCCGCAGTCATTGGTGGCTTAACTAAGGTTGAACCTCAAGCACCAAATCTGCACATTATTGTTGCCGCAGTTACAAAACGTGCTGGTGGTGATGGACACATTTTAGTTCGTCCAACGTTTCGTCCAAAACTAGCTAATTTGTCCGATGTTCAAATAACTAACATCGCAAATAACAATTTAATTAAGTATAACTCAGCAAACACACGTTGGGAAAACGTATCTGCATCTTCAGTTATTGAACCTGCATATACACAAGCAAACACAGCAACGTCACTAGCACAAGCCGCATATAACTTTGCCAATACTATTGTAAGCGACACACAGATTGATCCATTTGCTAGAAGTCAAGCTAATTCAGCATTTGCACAAGCGAATACAGCGACTAACAATTCTTCTACTGCTAACAATATTGCATTGAGTGCTTTTACTCAAGCGAATACTGCTACAACAAATGTCGCTATTGCTAACAATCAAGCGGCATCTGCATTCTCTACAGCAAATACCGCAACCACATTAGCACAAGCCGCATACAATCAA